CGTGCTGATTTCATGGAGTTAAAAGTTGAATTTAGTTTTCAACACATTATTGATGAAATGATTAGTTTTAATCAATTACTAACAGAGGATGAAGTTGCTGGTATTTGGTTTGACATTAAAGATAAAAAGCTTGTTGATGCGTATAGGCGTGAGTTAAAGAGCGCAATTGCGCGACTTGATCAAATCCAATATTGGGAGGAAAAGCAAGATGATCACGTTTGAGGTGATTACTTTCACGGGGGCCGCGCTGGTCGGTGCGGGATTGATGGTGTTTGTGCTGGCAATTGCGTTGGCGGTTGCCTTTTTGATGGATAACGAGGAGAAATGATGGATAACCAGAATGATTGGATAGATCAGCAGTATGTGGCGAATGAAGCGGCGAGTATCTTGGAGAAGTTGTTGGAAGAACCTGAATTAGAGAATAAACAAATAATCCAAGCATCATTGACGATGTTGCGCGAAGTGATATTGAATGCGTACGGGCTGTCAAAAGAGGACCTGTTGATTACTGATTACGATGACTTTGTGGAGTTTGTTGTCAACGAAGCGAACGAGGAAGACAAATGAGCGGCGGGGTAATGCCGGAGGGTTTTGAGAACTACATGATGGATGTCCACGATGCGTCGATTCATGCGGTGCAAGTGTTGGGGGAGTATGAAGATGCAGTAATGATCCCTGCGCTGATCATGGCATTGTCCTCGGTTATTCGACTCTATGTCGATGAGGGGCGGTTCGAGAGCATGGAATTTGGGATGAAGGTGGTGCGTGATGGTTTGGAGGCCTTGGCCATTGATCACAACCGCGATATGGACGGTTTGGACAATGGACATTAATAAAAAGGAGAAGGCAAATGGATAGTTTGTTTGGAGTAGTGCTTGCTTTTGCAATGATAGCCGCGTGGTTGACGCACATTTTTACGTGTTTCGCGCAAGGGTTATGGGGTTTTTTGATTGCTGGTGCGCTTTTATTCCCTGTGGGCATACTACATGGCGTTTATCTGTGGTTTAAATGAGGAGAAGAATGATGAAACAGGACATGAGATTCAAAGTGGTCGGCGTTGAGCGATTGGTGGTCCCTGATGTCGAGCATGATCGGCGAATGAGCCCGCTGGATAACTTCAAGTGGACATCTGGGGCGGATGTGCAAGCTGTATGGCGCAAGTACGGCTGGGTGCCGCCAACGGAAGTGCGCAATGACTATTTGTTTAAACAGAACAGAGAGGCGAAATGATGGAAGAGACTAAAGGACGCAAGGGTAACCGTAACCGTACGGGCAATGCTGCTACGCTGCGTGATTGGCCACATCCTTTGCTGGACGCGTTGCGTAAGGAATTCAAATGGTCCAGTGATGGCGTGATGGCAGAAGAGTTGGGTGTGCTGCGCAGCGGCTTGTCCAAGTTCCGTCATGGTACAAATCAGGTTAGCGCAGAGTTTATCCTGAAGGTACATAAGCGGACGGGTTGGCCCGTTGAGCGGATCGAGTTCCTTTGCCCACCGCAGGTGAACTCATGAGAAAAAAGAATCGTTGGTCCGAGGTCAATGGGGGTAATCTTTGCCTAGTGGACGGCGATGGCCAGATACTGGCACGGGTCACGAAGCACGTACTGGACGGCACGTTCAAGTACAAGGACTTGGAGTTCATCGATGCATACTCCGTGATGAAGTATGTGGAGAATACGAAGTTTTCGGAGACTGATAGTGAATGAGCTGTTTGATGAGATTAAAGCGCAGCATCAGTTCAAGACCGATACGCAGTTAGCTGATTTTCTGCTTTTATCCAAGGCGCAGGTGTGTTTGCTGCGGGCGGGGAAGAAGCTTTCTGCGTATACATTGATGCGGCTGCATGATAAAACAGGGCGTTCAGTGGAAGAGATTCGCCGGTATGCGAGGCGCTCATGAGCCTCTGGATTATTTATACCGTGGTGGGCCGGGTGTTTATCATGGGCCTAATTGGCTGGGAAATTATCAAGCGATGGAGGGGCCATGCGAACTGAATTTACCATTTTGGCAATGATAGGGCTGCTGGTGGCTTTTATTTTCTTTTTGTTCTTGGTCCCCGTTCCTAAACGCGATGTTCCCGTGGCTTGCTCCACGGTGGAGTTCAATCCTGACATGACCCCTGAGGCGCGGAAGAAGTGCCGCGATCTCAGGGCAACGAAGTACTAATCATTTTGCTTCACCCCAGCTGGGGCCGATCTCCACATCCACCCGGTTGGGTATTTCCATCTTGACGCAGTTGGCCATAATCTCCGCGGCCCGTTCTGCCTGTCCCCGATCCGCGACACTCAATACAATCTCATCATGCACTTGCAGAAGAAGGGTCTCTCCGGCTTCATGAAGGGCCACCATGGCCATTTTGGTCTGATCTGCGGCTGATCCTTGGATGAGTCTATTCAATCCCTTGTAGGTCCCGCTACGCTTGATCTGTGAGCCGTACTCGATACTCGCCTGTTCGTAGGGCAGGGCTTTGTTGCTGCCCCACTGCATGGGCTCCCACAGAGGGAAGCGGCACTTGCGGCCCAAGAGGGTACGAATGGCACCACCAGAGGATGGGTGTTCGATGCGGCGCATGACCGCGTTGACCGTGCCTTTCAGGAAGGGCACCTTTGTGTGGAAGGTGTGGATAAGTTCTTTGGCCTCTTCATGGGTCAAGTCCAGCTGGTTGGCGAGTTTTGCCACGCCCATGCCGTACATCAGGCCCAGACCAATGGTCTTGGCGGCTTTGCGCTTGATCCCTGCCATGTCAGCGACCATCTGGTGGAAGTCGGTATCAGGGTTGGCCCGGTAGGCATCGACCATGATATCCGCGCCGGGCAGGTCCAATAATGAGGCGTAGTGCACTAATAAACGCGGTTCTTGCGAGGAAAAGTCGTTTGAGGCCCATATTTGACCCTCCTCGGGCAAAAATAAGCTTCGGACCATGGGTCCGATGATCTCGTGCCGGGCAGGGACTTGCTGGAGGTTTGGGTTGTTCATCGACAGGCGTCCGGACACTGTCCCGCCATCGTCGTTACGCAGCTGGTTGAAGTGGGAATGGATGCGCCCGTCCTTGGCCGAGAAGTTCAGGTAGGGCTGGAGGAACGTGCTGTGCGTCTTATTGGTCTCGCGGGCCTCGATAATCATCTTGCCAATCTGGTGTGGGCATTCATCCAAGAAGGACTTGGTAAACGAAGGCAAGCCGTTCTCGGTCTTGGGATATGCCACGTTCAGCTTGTCAAAGGCCTTAGCAATGCTGGCAGCGGCCCAGATGTCCACGGCAATCCCAGATTGGGACTTGATCATTGCGTGGAGTTCTTTCTCCCGCTTAATTAGCCCGTCAATAGTCCGCTCACACTTATTGCGGTCAAAGCGGATGCCGCGTTCCGTGATGCCCAAGAGGACAGGCAAGAGCCGCGTTTCAAGATCGAAGATGGATTCCACATCGTCCTGACGAAGCTTGACTTTGAAGTATTGCCAGAGCTTCAAGGTTAGCGCCGCATCTTGCTCGGCGTAGTTGCCCACATACATGGCGGGCAGCTTCCAGAGTTCCTTCTTTGGGTGTACACCGAAGTCCCCGGCAGCTTGGCGTAAGCCCGCTTCGCTTTTGGTTTCTTTGAGATAGTCGAATCCCAGACTGTTCAAGGCAAAGCTGAATCGATTTTCATCGAGCAGCGGGGCTGCAATCATGGTGTCGATGATTCTCCCGTTGATGGTGAAGCCTGACGCTTTGAGCCAGCCGCAGTCGTACGCCGCGTTGTGCATGATTTTGTCAGCAGGGGATGCAAGAACATCCATAATCCAACGCTCGACGCGCCGTTTATCCAGATTGCCACCACCACCATGAGCGACAGGAAAATATCCAGCCCAGCCTTCCACAGCAACAGCGTAGCCAACAACATACCCGTCGTTCCGAGGCCAACCGGGGCCCATCGACTCCATGTTAGGGTCACAGGTTTCAAGGTCAATTGCGATCTCCTTTGCGTTTGATAAGTTTGGAAATGAATCAGGGGCGACCCAATCGCTCTGCATTGGGAATAATGGCATGGTTTTCACAGCCGGAATCCTTTGTCTTGTTGTTTTGGCAGAACCAGATGGAGTGCCTGTTTTGCGCGTGTCACGCCGACATAGAACAGCCGGTTGACGCTGTCCGAATTGGCGGCGTAGTCCTTGGCAAACTTGGGCGAGATGTCCATCATCAATAGGACATTGTCCGCTTCCCCGCCCTTGGCTCCGTGGATCGTGGAGAGCTTGATACGGTCCGCATTGGAGATTTTGTAGCCCCGGCGCAGCACAGCGCGAAGGTAGTCCCGCTTGTCTTCGCTGATCCGAGTCAGCGCCTCATGCCAGATAGAATCAGTCATTAGCCCGTAGTGACTACTCAGGGTGGGTAAATTGTACTCAATGACATCCGGGTCCCCCTTGAAGTTCTTGTGGCCCCGGGCCACGAAGTTTGGGCCGAGATACTTGTAGACGTTCTGGGTGTCGTTTAGTCCGAGCGTGAGGCCTTTGCGGAGCCTCTCCCAATCGATGACTGCTTTAAGCATTTGGGGTGAGAGGCTGGGGACGCTGTTACGTTCAAAAAGAACTCCGTTTGACTTGAGCCACTCGTGTATTGGATTGAGCAGGTAATTTGTACTAGCGAGAATGAGCCATTCTCCGTCACCAACAGGCACGTCTTCGAAGCGGTAGTACTGTCGAACGGAGCCAACAAAGTCTCTTGGTTTCCATTCTTTACTCTGACGATTTCTGATCCTTTTGACAATATTATTTGCAAATTGGTGGACTGAAGCGGGGACTCGGTAGGATTGTTGGAGGACATGGATGTCACCTTTGAATTCAAGAAAGGATTTCACATCGGCTCCGGCCCATGTGAATACGGCTTGATCATCGTCCCCGGCAATGAAGACGCGCTGGGCTTTGCCGACCAAGACTTCGACCATCTGCCACTGTAGGCGCGACAGGTCCTGTGCTTCATCGATGATCAGTACTTCCAGAGACGGCAGACGAGCCGTCTCGACTACTGCCATCTCAAGGAGATCGGTGAAGTCAAGTAGATTACGCGAGGTTTTGTAGTGTCGATAACTTCGCTCCACAAACTCAAAGTGGTGCCATTCGATATCCAATCCTGATTGGTTGTAATGCTCTCTAAGATCCACCCCTCGAATGCGGGCGAGGTTGATCTCGTTGAGAATAGGATTGTCTGCTTTTGCATAGCCTTCCTCATCGTCTTTTGATACGTCCAGTGTAATGCCGGTCTGCTGGGCAAACTCAGCATAATGCTCTGGCTGCATCATGTCATCTGCTTTCGCGCCAAGGCAGCGGAACGCGAGGCTATGTAGTGTGCGGAAGTAAGGGAAATCGGTCTTCTCGTTTAAGTGTGGGAACTTAGCGGTAGCCCGATCCCGGGCTTCGTTTGCGGCCTTTCTGGTGAAAGAAAAGTACCCAATTCTTCCTGATTGAACGCCGTCATCCAACTCATGCTCTACACGATTGAGTAGGTAGGTGGTCTTTCCTGATCCGGGAGGCCCGAAGACTTTGCAGATGTCAGTCATACTTAATGAGCCCTTTCCGAACATCTTCAAAAAGTCGCTGGGCTAGTTCAAGCGTAGCGGTAGTGGGCAGGTCCTCAAAGAACTTTTCAAACTCATTGTCTGCCGCGTACTGTCTTAATCTTGTCCCAGAGATAGCATCGATACTTATGCCATTAGGGTTCCGTGCTCCTGCGGACACCACCGTAATCTTTTTGAAGTGGAAGAAGCTGTCTTTTCCATTCAATGCATCAAGGTAGGTTTGATAAGACTCTATTCGATCATCCCCCGATACAAGGATAAGATGCTCGGTCCCCTCCGCATAGGTATCACACAGGCTGCTAATGAGGCCTGATGTACTTTTCTTCATGAAGAAATTAACGGTAGGGAACAATTCCTTCAGGTATTCAAACTTGAGCGTAGGGGGTAATGGGTTGTCTACGCCATGTGAAGGGCTCAATGCGACAACGTGTCCGGCATTATGTTCTTTGGCAAGACGCAGCACCTTTTCAAGTAGGCGCTGATGTCCCCACGTAGGAGGATTCATCCGTGCAAAAGCAAAGACGGTGGTCTTCGCACCTTCTTTGAGTCCTGTCTGCCGCATAAAGTTCTGTCGGCTGAACTCTTCCCTGTCCACGATCTTGCTCAAATCCTGTTCATGGAGAACGACAAAACCTTCACCCTTTGTCTCTTGGCCATTGATATCGGTGTAGAACTGCCGTGTGCCGGATAAAGCATTGTTCAACAGCTTCTTGGCCTCTTGCAGATGCGAGTGAACAAAGAAGAAGGCATCAAAGATAGGTGAAGCAAACGCAGATTCCTCGCGAGGTTCCGCGGTTCCTTTGACTCGTTTATTGATGTAGTGCATCAACTTGACGGACTGTCGCATTACTTCTGCATACTCGGACTGAGTCAATGGCGTGTTGTTGATCTCCTGTAGCAGCGTCAGGAATGCTTGCTGGTACTCTGCGGGGTAGTACGCCTTGTTCAGGTTGATCCGTGGGTCAATGACAAAGACATCCTCATCTTTTTTAAATGAAGCGAGGTTGGCTGGCATCAATAGACCGTCAATGTATTGCGTGTGTACCGCGATACCCAGCTTAGAGTCATAGATTCTTTTGCCAGCGAATGTATCGGAATAGCAGGAGTAGGTGACGGTGTTCGCGGTGAAGGACATCTTGTCCGTGCCCATCTGGACATTCATCCCCTGCACGTACATCAAGTCACCTTGAAAGATGCCTGTCTCGGGCGTGATCTTAGGAAGGTGCTTCAATGCCGCAGTCATCTTATCCAAAAGATTAGCGGAGTAGCCGTGATTCAAGCGAATGTCTTCTTCGCTGAAGTTCATCTTGCGCGTCTTACTAAAGAAAGACTTCGTAGCGACAAAGAACCTGCCTGTTTCTTTGTCATGCCCAAACACAAGGCTGGGGCTACCGTCAAACTTCTCCGTAATAATCGCGCTGGCTTTGTATGAAGTGTTATCCATGGCCGCCACCAGCATATTGTGGACTTCTGTCAGTGTTCGCAGTGAACGAAATAGGCCTGTGTCGCCTAATCTAATGAAGCGATCTTCGATGTGCTCAATGTGCGTCAAACGATCCTGCCTCTCTCGCACACCCTTGACTTTGACAATAGGCGGCAAGGGCTCCATGACCTGCACTTTTCTCTTTGACCCGCGGGCCATGGTCCTCTTCACTGGGCGCAAGGAAGACAACGTAGGCGCTTTGGGCATACGTGGAATCTTCAAAATGGGCTCCCCTGCTGACGGACTGTCTCTGTCGTGAATGGCGCATCCTGTTTTGCAAACGCAGGTATACGCCAGCAGCGCACAGTTCTGCCCTTCAAGAAGATGCTGATTGGCTCACCGCCCATGTCGCGCAGACGCTGGGCCATCTTGGGTGCAGTCATGCCCTTGAAGTTATTGCGCATCAGATGTGCGTCAAGGTCCTTTATCCGGAAGTGACACCGACCATCCTCAGTGTCAATCCACGGTCTGCCCATGAGGAGTTCCTCGCGGTCCATGGCTTGCTGCATGTGCGTAGTAAACTCTTCAAGGAGGTCCATGAAACGGCCCGTAACTGACGTGTCCTCGCTGGCTTCCGAGATTTGTTCAGTCTCGACCATCTCTTTGAGAAGTCCGTTAAGCATGTTCTCCCAATCCATCTTTTTGAGCGTGGGTGGGAGGAGGTTAAGCCGTTCAAGACACGCTTTCTGAAACGCAGCTTGATTAAACAGACTGTCCGTTTCGAGTTCGATCCGCCGACCATTGATGTCAAGGAACCAGAGTGGTGGCTCACTGGCATACTTTGAGAGCGATGAAAGTGTCGGCGAATCAGGGCCATGACCGCCAATCCCGTACTTCCTTGTTCGACATAGACCAGAGTTGCAGAACGAATTGAGCGGGGCATCCTTACACTTGTAACGATAATCCTTCTTGCCCAGTTGCTTGATAACAAGTTGCACCTCGTTATTTGGAAGTGGTGGGGCGAAATATTTTTGGTTGTGCTCGACTACCTTGTCTTCCCATGATGCGGGCGTAAGCTTTTTAAGATAGATGCCAACATTGAAGAGACCATTGTTTCGAGTACCTTCTGGGAACCCTTGGCTACAGAGGGCCTGAAGACACGGGGGACCATCTTTAATCGGCGCTTCCGCAACCTTAGGTGCCTCTGGAGCGACCAGCGGCGGCGTTTGCACAGCCGCTTCGTAGAGAGCATAAAACTCCTCAAGCGTAGCCGCCGAGCCATCTGCATTAAAGGCATATCGTGTCCCGTCATCACC